CGCAGCTTCGTTAATATTTCCCCGGCATGAGACGGAATGCGAATCATGCGGTCGTGGTAACTCAGATAGCGACTAATTGACTGCCTGACCCACCAGTAGACATACGTGGACAGAGCATAACCACGTTCTGGGTCAAACTTTTTAATGCCGTGAGCAAGCCCGATGTTTCCTTCTTGCACAATGTCAAACATTTCTGTGCGCTTGGAACGTAATGTGTAACGTTTTGCGATAGATACGACAAGCCTTAGGTTGCAGTTGATGAGCTTTTGATAGGCCCGTTTGCCCGCCTTAATTTCCTTTGCAGTGGGGTTTTCAGATGTAACCCAAACCTGCACTTGCCGCGCCAGCAGTATTTCCTGCTCTTTGTTCAAGAGCGGATACCGGGCAATGTCCTTTAGGTATTCACTAAAACCGTCCATCAGTAAGAAACTTCCACAATGCTTGGTACGCAACCCATAGTGTCTTCGAGGCTACGTGCCACCTGGCAGGCTTTTTCGATAGTCACATAGGAGCAAGCGTCTTCTGCTTTATCTGTCAAGCGAATACCGTTATTTTTAGGAAAGTTTGCGTAGTAGGCCGCAAGATACAAAACTTTACCTTCGTGTGTTGTTTTAAGTGCGTAGCGAGTCATTGGCCGGTAAGTATCAGACCCAGGAAGAGTAGCACAGTACAAAGCCTTTTACTTGGTATCTTCAGGAGCTTTACGTGACTTAATACGGCCTTCCACCCGTTTACGAACAGAAGCCCGCCAAGCAGCTTCATCCTTAGCAACTGCCTCGTTGTAAACCGCAGCAGGGTATTCCCGTTCCAATGCTTTGTAGACCGCAGCACGAATCCAAGCGGTGGGACGTGTGCTAGCTTTTTCAGCTAGGTCAAACAACAATTTCGCCCTATGCGGATCAAGAAGAATCTGCATATACGTTTTATTTCCGTGCCGAATCGCCATCAAGTAGTAGCCCAGTAGACTTTAGTCTAGCAATGTGCTACCAAAGAAGCGCCTGATCCACATGCTTACGCCATCCAGTCTGCTGATCCTTACGAGCTTTTGTGCGCTGTTTACGACAGCCGCGCCTTACTTCCCTAGCACCTTCAAGGAAATTGGCTGCGCGGAGCAAGTCTGCAGTGGTGGCACGCGCTATTTCGTACTGCAAGAACTTCATAACTATCTGCCGCCCTGTTTCTGGTGGCATAGGCAGCATCCATCACTTCCGCAAGACTACGGTAACAACCTGTTTCCTGAGGGGTATGGAAGGACCATCCGTTAAGCGTGCGATAGATGCTGACCATGGTGCGTTATTTCCTAGTGAATTTCAGACCAACGCTTTCCTATAGAAGGTTCAGCTAGAGGCGGAATGTCTCCCAACCACTTAGCTTCGGCGCTTTCCATTACTTGTTTTAGCTGGTCCGCCCAATGCTGCGCCTTTTCTTCACGAACAAGTAAGAGAATTTCATCGTGGATGCAGGCCGCAATTTTTACTTCCTGCTCACCAGCTTCTAGAACCTTTGGCCATAGGTTTCCTAGAGCGCATTTAAGGATGGCCGCACCAGCCCCCTGGATTGGGGTGTTGCACCTTACTGTCAGACGGTTCATGTCACCTGGCAGAAAACGCCGCATGTCAGAGCCTGGAATACGGATTTCGGCCCACCGATTACTTGCTGTCTTTGATGCGTCGGCAGCATTCTGGTTTTGCCACCGCTTCACACCTGCATAAGTATCCAACCATTGGTTACGAATTGTTGCAGCTGCCTCCACAGTCATGGTGACGCCAGAGCTAGCAGCGTAATTCCGCAAACCTTTAGCACCCGACCCATACAGCAAACCAAAATTCGCGCTTTTCGCGATCTGGCGAGAACAACCAATTGCTTCAGCGGTAACCGTATGAAGGTCTTCACCAGCCTGGAACGCTTTGGTCATCTTTTCATCCTGCGCCACTGCTGCAGCGAGTCGAAGTTCCATCTGACCAAAATCCGCATCCACAAGCAGCCAACCATCAGGAGCCTCAACACATTGCCGAAACTCTGTATCACGGGGAATCTGCTGATTGTTCGGCTTAATGCAGGACATACGACCAGATTCCGCCCCAAGCTGCAGGTAGCTGGCACGTACAAAGCCGTCCGGGTCCATCTTTTCAAGGATCCCTTCAGCCATTTGACGCCGCTTTTCACTTTTCTTCCATGCCAAATAGGTCTGTATGACATGGTGGTCCGCAGCGTAATCCTGAAGGGCTGCCCTACTAGCACTAGGCTTGCCGGTTTTATTGTCCTTTGGCACTGTCCCTAGAAGTGCTGTGAATTTTTCTAACAATTGCTTGGGACTACTTAAGTTGAAGCCTGCTTCTAGTTTGGTCCCACGGCGAGAATCACCTGTAGCTTTCGGCCTGAGGTTAAACGCTTTCGGCGCCGTTTCAATCTGTTCAATTTCCGCATACCACTTTTCGTAGTCTGAGTCTTCGTGCCCCATTTGCGTAACAAGGTCTCGAAGCTTTGAAAGTCTTTGAGTATTTGCTGCTTCTCTTGGAAGCTTATGTTCCGCCGGAAGCGCGTTATCAAGTTCCCGTAAAAAGTCTCTACCGAGCGCATGAATGTCGTGTTGGTAGTCATTACAAAGCTGCTCAAGACTGGTACGGTTCCAAGGAAGCCCGGTACGCCACATCTGGGCCATAGCGGGAAGTGCTTTGCACTCTAATGCGTATGCGTCAGCAAGCCGTGCATTTTGCAACGCCACTGTAAGTGGATAATCCAGCTGGAGCAGCACCTCAACATCTTTAGCGGCATAGACCAATTGGTCTCGACTTAAGACTGGAACGCTCCAATCAGACCGCTGCTGTTCCTTGTCGAGTTCAATTTTGAGGACACGCTTGGCCACATGGGCTAGCCCGTGTCTGAGGTTAGGCGTTCCATTGTGGTGGAGCTTACTGGCAAGCATGGTGCAGCCAATTCTCCGTCCCCGCACATAGATGCCATGTTCTTGAAGCCAACCAAGGTCAAACACTGCATTGTGGGCTAGCCAGTAACGCTCACCATTGGTAAAGAACAGGCGGAGCTTTTGCCAGCCATCCGTATCTAGTTCAAAACAGTCAATGATGATAATGGTTTTGCTAACTTCGCAACCCAGTTGTATCAAACGAAGTTTGCCGATTTCAGGCTGTAGCTGGAGCGTTTCAGTATCGAAGGCGATAGAAATTGATGTCGAGATCTTGTGCAGATGCTCGACACCGAAAAACAAGTTGTAGTCAGACATGGGTGGTCTTCAAAGAAGTGTGTATTCAGGAAGTGGGCCTGTCCATTCGGACTCGTGTTGGCCTTCGGGACTGTACCAGCCGGTGTCGTCAATACGCCAGCCAGCTGTGCAACGCTTAAGAGCCTTGTAATTTTCCCAAACAGGTTCTTCAGGAAAAGGATTTCCGTAGTCGTGTTCCCAGTCGTGTTCGCTGATGCCAGTGGGTGTGTACCAGCCACCTTCATCGGCTTCCCAACCTTCTGCGGTGCGCATTTTCCAACGCTTGTCTTGATCAGCCATAGCAGCATCAAACTGAGCAGCGTTTACAGCGTAGTTATCAAACCAAGCCGCAACCCGGAGATTGTAATCCGCAGCTTCGTTTTGCAAGTAGTTTGGAACGTGCTTGAGTTTTACGCTTGCAAAGTTGCTGGTGTCAAATGGGTGTGTAGACATGATTAAAGAGGAAAGGTTTCGTAAGAGGCTTGCAAGAGGCTTTTAACTATTACCTCTAGCTCTGCAACCCTATCAGTAGAGTCAAGGTCGCAGATAATTGGGACTTCAGCTGTAAACCATTTGTAACCACAGGCAGGGCATTTACGGCCCCGCACAATGCTGCTTTCAAAACGAGGTTTAGTTTGAGTAACCCACCGATCACCTTTTTGCGGTGATCGGTTGCAGTCCGGGCAATTCATCTGAGAGGATCGTCATACGGATTAAATTCAAATTCTGAAATCAAACGGCGTAGATACCACTCGGCTTTACGGAGATCTTCAACGCCATTTTTTTCGCGATACCTCCAGGTGTACTTGAAGCAATTGCCGCGCAGATACCCAATAAATTCATCGAATGTCATTGCGGCTTTGATCGCTTCAATACACTCCACGCCATTAGGGCTTTGGTAATGCGCTGGAGCGTGCACAGGATCAGTCATCGTCGAAAGTGATAGGAGGAATAGCGCACCAGTCAGTGATCCAGGGAAGCATACGCTCCACCTGTTCCCGTGTTGGTGCGTTTGTGTGGTCTAGTGGTTCGTCCCAGAGAATGACTGCTTCACAGTGTGCAGAGTCAAACTCGGGTGGATCTAAGTGGGTTGCAGGCAAGACCTGAACAGCATCATCAACAGTGGCCTGGACATGCAGAAGATCTGATCCTCTGGTGTAGCTGTAGCTGATTAGTTGAGCGTGGGCCATGGTGGGGCTCCGAACGACTTGCTTACAGTAGCACACTACGTCAGAAGCGACGTAATGCTGGGAAAAATTTCATGTGCGTAGGTGCTCAAAATGCTGGCATCGATGCCCATAGTCAGCGCAAAATCTACGTCCCGCTCCAAGCGGCAGAAATCCTCAGGCATGTCGTAATACAAATCTTCGCAAATACTGACAGGCCGCAGGTCCGTTCCATGCGCCGTATACCGCACAATTGCTAAATAAGGTGTAGGCCCTTTTAGTTGGTAGTAAGTAATGGTGGCCCAGTCTTCCATTGGACCGCAGTACCTAATACCAGTCTGACGCGAAAGCCAATTATTAAGCATAATGTAGTAGTGAGCGTTTGTACAATGGACCCAAACCGCGAATTTGTATACGAGCGGTACGCCCGTAAAATTTCCAGCTGTGAAGACACGAAAGAACTGCAAGAGTTGACCTGCAAGTTCTTTCGCCTTTACCTAACACAACAAGAAGTGGTGGAAGGTCTGATCAAAAAGGGCTGGCTACCTGATCTACCCAATGATTCTGATATGCCCTGATCGTGCTTGAGCAGCGGCAACACGCGCATTTTTATTATGTACAACCTGCGTAGCCGTTTCTCTAAAGCAGGCTCGCTTTGTTTCTATAGGAATAGCTGTAAGAAGCTTTTGCACCTTAAAAACAAAAAACTCGTCGCGTTCACTGACTTGTTCAGTGCATGAGCGGCCCGCCTGAACTCCATTGCATAGAGAGCTAACCATCCAGTAGGAAAAAGCAGGTGATTCCAAAAGATCCCTTAACAGGATGTTCTCAGAAGCTGCAAGGACGTTTTCGGGCAAATCAAATGTAGGCATGGGTGTAGGTGGGTGGGTTTACTAAAGTAGTGGACCGTCAGAACCCTACACGAAGTCGTCGTCAAAGTCACCCACCAAAAATTTATTTATCAATTTCTTCAAAAAGTACGTCCTCTTTATATCCATATCATCCAACTTTGCATCCATACGCTCCACCAAATCCGCAGGCATGTTGCTTACGGTGAAGGTCTGTTTCTGTGCTGGCGCGGCCTTAAGTGATTGCAATTTTTTATCTTCGGGTTTAAAAGTATTAAAAAAACTAATTAACGTGCCGAAAGCTTTGCCATCGTATTTTGTAGACGGTTGCTGGGCGAGCACCCTAATCGTAGTGCCAGGCTCAATATTGGCAATGGTTTCCTGTTGCTGCTGAAGAGGCATATCGCTATGGCAGTAGCATCGCATAGTGGTAGCAGGGTTATTTAAGCGGTCATATATTTCTGGTGAAGGATTGACAATCACACCTTCAATAAACGGACGTTTTTTGCTATCAGCAGCGGCAAAAGTTACACAAACTTCAACAGGAAAGCTATCTGCGTATCTAGCCAGCTTGAAGTTGACTTCGGTTTCTTGCGACAGCATGTGAAGGCTGGTAAGGCCCTCACATACTACACAGACAAACCTAGGTCAGTCGGACCACTTGTCCCAAGCCGCATTCATCAGAGCGTCTGATTCTTCCTTGGTACGATCCATTTCCCTCGCGCGGGGATATTGCCCTGAGGGTCCAGTCTGGGCAGAACCCGCACCATCACAGGGTTCTGAGGGTGGACGCCCCTCTACGTCAGTTGCAGTGTGTCCTGCCTCAACGTCCTTAACGTCCTCACCGGAATCTAGGTTGGACACTTCTTCTGTTTCTTGGACGCTGTCCACCCTGACATCCGTTCCACTGGAAGGGTTTTCCTTAGATGGACACACATACGCAACCTCTCCACACGCGAGGACAGCCTGGTACGTCTTTTTTCCGTACCTACCAGTTCCAGGAATCTCAGAAATAAGGCCGCGCTTTACCAACCGTTGGAGCGACTTCTGGATGGCGGCAGTTTTTCCGCCCACCACTGGATCGGAATTGAGTTCCGTGTTGGTAAATGCACGGGGGTGCCCAACACGAAGCCTTTGGAGCACCCTGCCGGTGACGCTGGAAGGCGATACATCGTTGTTATCGACCTCTGGTGTGAAATCAGCCACGGAGAAGCTCAGGTCGGTTTCCTGGCGCATGATGAGCGCCGTACCGGAACGACCAGACCGGGACTTCTCAATCGTGATGATTCGGCTGTGCGCTGGAGCGGAACCTTTTTCCACGTCCTCATTGCTGGGCTTACGGAGTGCCCATGTTTCATCGACAGCATCCCGAATGGCAGAGGTGCCACGAAAACCGCCCTGCTTGTTGGCGTGGTGGATAACCAAGATGGTGGTTGCAGGGAATAACACACCGTTGTTCTTAGTCAGCCAATACAGAGGCGTTGCGAAGTCGCTTTTGTTTTCATCAAATGCCCTACCGCCAGAGCAACCGATTAACGAATCAATGACAACCAATTTGGGCTGGACCTTTTCCATCAGCTTGACGAACTGGGCATAACGCTGGAGCGACCAATCCGTAAGCAGTTTGGTGTTGGAGTCCATCGGATAATCAACTTCTTCCAGCTGCTCTTTGAGCTGGATCAAAGGCTGATCGCCATTCAGAAGCAACACAGGGCCTTGCTGGACTGGAACGTGCCTTCCACGGACCACAAAGGGTGCTCCAGTAGCGATGTGCTTTGCCAGCGTCCAGGCAGACATGGACTTGCCGTCACCACCAGCGCCATAGATCAGGACAACCGAAGGATGTGGAAGCACATCAGGGATCAAAAATTCACGTTGACCCTCTAAATCTTGGAGCGCAGCCACATCCATTAACCCCTTCGCGCCTTCGTACTGAATCTGGTCAACAATCAGCTTTTCCAGTGCAAATTGGTCCCGATAACCAGCATCAAGGGCCAAGCTGTTGAGCTTGAAGTTCATCTCAGCGGGGTTATCCAGCTCCAGATAGGACCGAGCTTTTTCAATTACCTCTTCAAAGGAAGGCCGTTCACGTTGCCATAAAACAGGCTTGGCCTCGACTTCATCAACAACTGAGCCGCAGCCATCACGGGTGAAGCGTTGCCGTTCTGGGTCGTAATGATCGGCCAGCCGGATAAGGCTTCCAAAACCCAGACCACCTTGGGACTTAAAGCCATTTTCCCAGCGGCTTTGGCAGGGGTCTTTGCCATCAGCCCAGTCATCTTCGTATTCAGAATCCTGGAGCGACCATTCACGCCACAGGTTGAGACCTTCATCACCAGGCAGGTCGGACTGAAGCATCGCCCCGATCTGCCACCAAAGCTGTTCAGAGCCCCGGCCTTGTGGCTGGATAACAGACAGACAGGACTGAGCAATGGCGATGCGTTCTTCGGTGGAACGCATTCGCCAGCGGCCATCACGGGCTGATTTAGTGACCTTTTTGTCGTTCTTGGCCTTGAACGACTGCTTCATGTGCTCTACAAGCCACCCAGGAGCCTCTGGAATGGCGTTTAGGTCACCTTCAAGGGTGTAACTACCACCAGAGGGGTAGGCACCGTTTAGAAGCCCTTGACGGCCCCACAGAACTTCCCAGCCTTCACCGCTAGCAGCAAGGCTGATGTCTGAAACTTCAGTCCAAAGATCTGGTGGAACGGTAAACAGAAACTTTGCAGCCGCTTTCTTGGGCGACGTAATGCGTGGAGCGTTAGCTAAATCCTTGCCCCACTTGGCTTCAACAGCGCCGAGATTGGCATCAACATCCAAGATCACCAACCCGTCAGAGCGTGGCCCGGTAAAAACACCAACAGCCTGAAACTTTTCGGGCTCACGTTCAATGACCATCGCCGTGGCTTCGGGCGACATCTTGTCGTGGTGCGCCCTACCAAGCGGATTTTTGCCGCAGGCTTCGCCACCTTTTGGCATTGGAACGCCTTTTTTGTAGATAGGCGCTGTTGCCCACTGGTTCGGCAACGACCGAACAAACGACAGCAGATTCATTTGCTAAACTCCTACAGGGTTGCATGGACATGCGCCCTAGGGTCTTACCAACTCTGGGGCGCTTTTTATTGTAGCGAAGCTGTCCACCCTCATCAATGTGCTATATTGGCCAAGCACCGGGCAGTTCTAGCCCACAGCTAAAGCCACAAAATGAGTTTCCTGAAGAACAAAGAGGCCGTTGCAGGCGGCGCAGGCGGCGGTTATTTGAACCCCAGCAAGATCCAGGCAGGCAGCCAGGTTCGTTTTGCGCTACTCGCCGAAGAGCCACTGGAATTTTATGAGTGCTGGGGCGAAGCTACAGACGGCAGCGTAAGGCCATTCCGTTTTCTTGACGATCCATCACCTGCTGATGTTGAGCAGGAAATGGGACCAGGCTATTCACGCCGGATGAACCGTGAAGGCACTGGACCGGAAGCAGTCAAATTTGCCATTGCTGTTCCCTGCTACAGCCACGATTCAAGAACCATTCAGGTTCTGAGCATCACTCAGAAGTCAATCATCAAGGAATTTGACAGCCTTTCCCAAATGGAAGACTACGAAAACCTGATGGAATGGGACTTTGTTCTTAGCAAGGAAGGCTCAGGACTAAATACGGAGTACACACTGCGGCCTGTACCCCGTAAGACCAGCCAAGCAGTGATGGATAAGGCATGGGACGCAGCATTAAAGGCTGGTTTTGACATCACCAGGCTGATTGCTGGTGGTAATCCATTCAAGGAAGCTGCCTAGCACCTAATAAGGCCCCGTGTTTCTATGGCACGGGGCTTTTTATTGGCTATAGTAGATATGGGAAAGAGTATTTTATGACCACTAGGGAAGAAGTACAAGCGCAGCGAGAACGGCAGAATAGGCTGGAACGTATGTACATGGACGATGGCCGAGACGACCCCAAGCACCAATATCACAGCTTGTATACCGGACTCGGTGAAGGTGCCGGAAACAAAAATCGTGACGGAACCTGACTCGATGGTACGTGTCACGGTCGGCGATAAGGTGGGTTGGGTCAGTTCATACCACTTAATAGTCCCGAAGGAAAATCAGCTTATAAAAGCATGGCTAGCAGCGCACAGCAAAAGCTGAATAACCTAAGTAGAAATACCCTGGTACGTGATGATTCTGGCCCTTTCCGCGTGTATCGGGATGACGCTGGCAGCGTTTTTCACAGTGTTACGCACATTCTCAAAGAAACGGCACCCGAATGGCAGCAACAAGCCCTGGAACGGTGGCTCACTAGACCGACTGCTAAAGAAGACCGAGACATGGCTGCAAAGCGTGGAACGCTTGCCCATGATCACGCGGAACGTCTATTACGAGTCACCAGAAAACTCGCCATCCAAACCGCCACAAAACGAGGAAGCCTAAAAGACAACAAGGAGGGCCTGGAACGTTGTCCACCAGCTATCACCAGCTGGGCACTCGACAAGGCCATTCAAAGCGCCCCTAGGGTTGCCTGGAGCGCATCAGGCTATGCACGCGGCCTGCGAGGGTGGATCGAATCCAATCTTGCGGCCATTCATGCGATTGAATTCAGCATCCGGCACCCGCTTGGATTTGCTGGAACGGCAGACGCCCTGCTGGAGATAAAGGACCGTAAAGGACTTTATGTCGTGGATTGGAAGACCAGCGTCCGCGAAAGAAACGAGGATATGTTACAAAACTACATAGACCAATGCGGCGCATACTCGCTGGGGCTACGTGAAATGACCGGCATTCAAGCGGCTGGAGCGTTAATTGTGGTGGCACGTCGTACCGGAGCACCACAGGTCCGCGAGCTATCCGCATTAGAGCTAATCGGCGCTGAAACCAGGTTCAAGGACCGGGTGGAACGTTATTTCTCGGGCCTAGCGGCCCTCGAAAACGCCATTCATTACGAATAGCAAGACGCTAAAAATTCGCCTTTGCCTAGGTCGCCGCACACAAGGGGCCAGGGCCGGATTTGCCATTCAAGCAGCTGGAACGTGTCACCACATGCCGCCAGCGCACAGCGGGTCGCGTGGTACACTGACGTGGACAGTACGAAATATTTTGCGGTGGTTCGTCCATCGCCCATGGTGAGCAGCACTAGACGCGGACACGCGAAAAATCCGTGCGTTCTGGTGCTTTGCATCAACCAAAAATAAAGCCAGCCCCTAGGTTAGGAACTGGCACGGTTTCAAGCGTGGGGCGATTGCAGCGGTGACGCTTTCTCTTGTTTCAAGCCACGCCATGAACGGGCTTTGTCCATTGATTGAACCAGTTTGGCCATGGCTGGCACGTCCCCACTTGCGGCCGCGATGTTGAAGTGATGCTGCAACGTGGCCAAGACGCTGAGAGGGTTTAAGTCATCCTGTTCTGATTCTGCTGGCCCGTCATCACTGGAATCGATTGTTTGCTGTGCCTGCCGTATGGCGTCATATGAAACGGATCTGCTGATTTGAAAGCGGACAGATGCCATGGTTGCCGCGCTGCTGTGAGTTATGCCGGATTCCAGCCAACCGCGGATAACAGACTGCCGTTGCTCGATTTCTGCTTTAGTTGCCATGGTGTGGCGATTGACTACCAAAGCACACTAACAGGAAAACCAGGAAAGACAAGACGATCAGCGAATGTTGGTGCATTTTCGCCTTGGGGGTTGACGGTTCTTTGTATTGTGATCTAGTATCAGGGAGAACCCACCCAAGGTCACCCATGTTTGAACTAACAGTCATCGCAGCCTACGGCCGCGCATACAGCAGCAAAGCAGCTATCTGGTCTGACTGGTCAGCTGGAAAGGATTTTCAAATCGTCAGTGTTGGCACGTACTATGGGCGATACATCAACAACGAAGATGCCGACCGTGCCGGTCTTGCTTGTGTGTTGGTTCGTTACGGGAAAGACTACGCGAAAAGCGCAAGCGTGAATCTCATCAAAGGTCGGATGAACTGATCTGCTACAGTATCAACTCAACTTAAACCCACTTATTCCAATGATCACTCGTTTCCAAGTCACAAAGACAGCCAACCGCAAACTCACCGCTAAGGGTCAACCTGCAATGCTTGCGATGAGAACATCGGCGAACAGTTGCCCTGACACTTGCGAGCATAAGATCAACCGAACTTGCTATGCCATGTTTGGCCACGAAGGCATGGCATGGAAAAAACTTAATGATGGCACGTCAAAACGTGGTGGCGACTGGCTGGACTTATGCGATCAGTTGCGAGACTTAAAGCCAGCCCCTGGCACGATGATCAGAGTCAACACGGCTGGGGATCTGCCGCATCATGGTGGCAGAATCGATCCCACTGTGGTGGGCTTTCTCGCTGACAGCTTTAAGTTTCACAAGCTGAGACCCTACGGGTACACTCACCACATCCACAGCGAGTCAAACCTAGAAACAATCAAAGAGCAGAATCAGTCAGGCTGGACAATCAACCTATCTTGTAACTCCGAAACACAGGCTTCCGAGATGACACGGCAGGGCTTCGCTTCGGTCTGTGTTGCTGCCCACGATGATGAGCGCAGACAGTGGACCGATGAGCACGGCATTCAATTCGTAGCCTGCCCGCAACAGTATCGCGACGGCGTTACCTGTCAGTCTTGCAAACTGTGCGCCAAACCCTTGGAAGCTCAGCAGGCAAGCGAAGG